GCATGTAAATCTCCAGCGTATACGACACTAAATTTGTCAAACCTTTGTAAGTCTACTTCAGGTGTGACATGAGGAGGTATTTCTCCTCTAACATGAGTAAATAAAGGTTTGCTTGTATCACAATACTCTATTGACTCTTTTCTATGCAAGTCTGCATAAGGTAGAATAGTTCCCCACGGATATTCAGTAGTGGCTGTTACTACTTCTACCAAAGGATTTAACTCCTCTGTTACTCTTGTTAAGTTCATAAAAAATGTTTTATGCTTTCTAGTAGCTTCGTGGTTGCCATCAAATATAATGGTTTTACACTTAACCTTTTTTACGAAATCAAAATAGAGTGTTAACTCATCCATAGAAGGGACTCGATCAAACAAGTCCCCGCCTATGATATGCAACTCGACATTATTTTCTTCAATCACATCTTGTAATTGTTGAAAAAACAATTTATAACGAGTACACGCCCAAGCAATTGGGACATTTTTTTGCCCCAATTTAAGATGCCAATCTGCAGTAAATAAAATCATCCTAAGAGGTTATCTCCCGGTGTCCACTCACAACCTGTGAGTCCACCTGCTTTTAAGGCTTGTAGAGTTCTTAGAACTTCATTTGCATTTCTGCCTGTATTAAGGGCATTGACTGATACATGTTGTATTATTCCTTCAGGATCAATTATGTAAGTTGCTCTATAAGGAACACCTTCATCACTGACAATTCCTAAAGCTGTTGCAAGATTATTATTACAATCAGCTAAAAGAGAATGAACAACCCCATAAAGAGGGGCATGGTCATCTCCTGTTTTCCATTGCCATTTACAATATTCGTTATCAGGGCTTATGCCATAAACTTCATCAGTTTCTGTCATTAAGTTATCCATACCTACTATTTCAGTAGGACAAATAAATGTAAAATCTTTTGGATAGAAATAAATTACAGACCAATCAGACAAATCCCAACTATTAATTCGTATAAAGTTGTGGTCTGCGTCATGCCAGTCATCATGCAAGTTGCATTGATTACCGCTTACACCATTCAGTGTAAATTCTGGAAATTTATCTCCTATACCAATCATTAGATGTCGAACTCCTCATTAATGCTTTCGTCAGCCTTAGAGTTAGAAGAACCAGCTCTGATTCTATCTAGTAATTCTTTTTGTGCGTCTGGAGTTGGTCTCGTTAAGACTTCATCCATAGACTTAAGATCTGTAATTAATTCCATCTCTTTTTCATCTAGTGGTCTATGCTTACACTTTAGAGGTTGTAATTGATACTCTACATTATAAGCCATTGGTCCAGTTTTTAGTCTTTTAAAGTAAACATCCCACCCTGCTTCAGGATCGGCTGGATCACCTAAGTCTTCAGCTGCCAATATAATTTGCTCAAGTAATTTCTTCTTGAGGTTTAGTACTTTAATCTTGCCACCGTGTATACACTGTATAGCATAAGACCAAGTACATTTTTGATCTGGATAGTAATCTCTAATCCAGTCTTTTTCTTGATTCAAAAACGCTTCTTTTTGTCTATCGAATGATAGGCACTCAAAAGGTACGTTCTTATCATTTTCTCCTTTTAGCCAGTATACATATCTTGCGCATACATCACCGACCATACGGACTACGTTATCGCCCTCTACATAAGTGTAGCTTTCGATCTTTCCTTTTTGGGCTTCGCCCTTCAATTTGTTAAATGTTAATCCCATTTTAATTCCTTATTATTTGTGATTTCTTCAAATAAAAAATGTATTCTTCCATTATCTACTTGTAGTAATCTATTATTTGTTAATATATCTTGCTTTCCAGTAAAGAACAGCAAGTCCAATGTGGCATCTTTTTTACTTTGATAATCAAAATAACTACGCAGTGATGCGATACCGGCATACTGTGCAATTTCTACATCTGAGTATCTGCTTCTTTGGATAAGTAGTGCTTCAGGGTTGAGTAAAAAGCTATTTCCATGAAAACTTTTTGTCCAGTACTTAAAGCGCTTATCCTTTCTATTGATTGGAGGCTCCTTTCTATATGTTAAAATATACAGGATAGAAACTATGTCACCAACTTTTCCGTCGGTCTGATTTCTTATCTTTTTCCAATCGTAGAATATCATTATATCAAAATATAGAGCATTTGTCAAGAACTGTTTTTCGAATGTTAAATCGTTTCAACTTCATAGCTCTGTTTCATGTAGTAACCCAGTCTTGCATTAGCTTGTCGTCTAGCCGTTTTACCTTCAAAGTGAATATCAACGATTGTTGGTTGAGGTTTACCCTCGTATATTCTTATAATACGACCTATCAGCTGTGTAAGAAGGGGTTCGTTATTAATTGGAGTTGCTAAAATAACGCAACTCAAACAGTCTACAGATATTCCTTCTGAAAAGATACTCTGTGTTCCACAAAGAACATCTTTATCATGGAAAAGCTGTTTTATCATATCAGGTCTCTGTTCGTGAGGTATTTGTCCAGTCACACAAATACAATTATCTCCTACAAGTCTACTACAAGCCTTGAGAAAATCAACTCTATCAGAAACTACTAATACTTTATGTCCTTGTGCTGCATACTTTGCTGCTAACAATGCTATCATGTTTTGGTACTCCCAATTATATGCAATAGCATTTATTCTACTAGCCCAAGGTGTTTTTGCACCGTCAGGAAATCGTACTCCTGACTTTATCACATTTACTTTAGGTATTAAATAGTTTTCTTTGGGTGGCTTATATACGTTTGTATTGAAGTAGTCACAGAAGATAACATGTCTCCCATCTTTTCTTTCCATTGTACCAGTGAGGCCTATTTTATACCTTGCTTTACTTGCATCCACGATCCTAGTAAAAGTAGGACTGGACACGTGGTGCATCTCATCGAGAATAACTGTTCCAAAAACATTCTCGATATCACTCATTCTTCGATATAGGGTTTGCACATTTCCTATAACAATGGGAGCATCTATTTCATATCTCCCACTACCTATAATACCTGGTGTAATTCCAAATACTTTCTGTGCCTCTTTTTCCCATTGCGCTCGTAACGCTATTGTATGTGTTACGATAAGTGTTTTTTGTTGCAACTTATTCGCGATAGCTAAAGCAGTAAATGTCTTTCCCCAACTGACCCAAGCGTTAATTATACAACTGTCATTGACATCGTCATATACCGTCTGCTGGGAAGGTCGTAAGGTAAACTTAAAGTCAAAAGGTTCTATTGGCGATAACTTTCGTTTATCGATTATTTCGTAGTCTTCTGGTATTAAATCCGTTCTTCCGCTAGGTAGGGTAACTAAACCTTTTCGAACCACTCCCATATTCTTTATAACGAAAGGTGGGTCTAAAGGATTTCTTGGCGGTATTGTATATGTAAGCTCAGTATCGAGCTTAGCCTGTGTTTCAGGACTTACTTCCATGAATATTCTGTTACTCAATACTGCTTTCATATTTTACGCCAAGTCTTTTTTTGTTCTTTTTCTGAAAATGAATATAATATAGAGGGTTGAGAGTTCACATAAAGCACGCTTGCATATCGCAGTCTAGCTTCAGGTGGACGCTTTACAAAAAAAGGAAACGGAATATCTTTAACCCATATAAGAGTTGCAATATCCCGTTTCATTGTTTTTTCTATTTTATGACTAATTAGATTACATTTCTTATTCTTTGCCCACCTAAAAAAGTTACCCTTACTATCTATATAAAAGGGTTTACCTTTATGATGAACGAAGTCTTGAAAGTTTTCTATCATTATTTTTAGCTTGTATAAATTTTTATGTGGAGTTTGTAATCTCCTTGTTCCAAGAGTTTCCCCTTTCATATTCTTATCGTCTACGATTTCTGTATCGCAGAACAGAAGTCCGTCTCTTTGTTCTATTTCATCAGAATGTAGAACAAAGACGGGCCATTTAATCTGTTCCAGATTCATACTTTTTCGCAAACTTGCCAAAGGAGTAATCTTCTCCGATATCAAAGTCACAACCGACTGGTGTACCTGTGATAGATAGTCCTCTGTCTTTTTGTATAAACTCTTGTAGTTTTTGTGAGTAGTGTTCTACTTCATCTTCTGGCACTTCTGCTAGAATAGAATCGTGAACAAGTGCAAAGATTTTAGACTTCATACCTGATTCATTAATATACTTCTGCATATCAATACCACCAAGTAAATTTATGTCGCTAGATACTGATTGAACGAGAGCGTTAATACCACTACGAACTTCATGAGCAGCAACTGCTCGGTCTGTAGATTTTACATTTGGTAATCTTCTCTTTCTTCCAAAGAAGCTATATATGAAACCTTGTTTCTGAATAACTTTTTTGGAATTATCTAACCATTTCTTTAACATAAAGAACTGTTTAAAATAATCTTCGATAACTTCTTTAGCTTCACTAGTACTAAAATACTTGCCACTATCCTTAGTAACTTGTTCACTTATCTTTTTTGGTCCGGCACCATACATAATGCCAAAGGTTACAGCTTTTGCTTGCTGTCTTTCTATAGAGTAGTACTCTGCAACTTCGTCTACTTCACAGGGTAAATTAAATACTGTTTTTGCAATAGCCGAGTGAAAATTTCCACCGTCTTGAAACACCTGTTGAAGTGCCTTATCGTCGGCCAATACGGCAGCACAGTAAACTTCTGCTGTAGTTAAATCCATGGCAACAATTTTATGCCCTGGCTTAGCTCTTATGCAACCCTTTACAATAGGATTATCACGAGGGATTTGTTGCATATTCATTTTCCCACTAGACGAGAGACGACCAGATGTTGTACCGTGCAGGTTGAAGCCTGTACGGAGTCTGCTGTCCATGTCAAGAGCAGGAATAATTTTATCAAGATATGTACTCTTGATCTTTACTTTTTGTCTTATATCGAGTACAAGCTGTGGAACAGCATGTTCTTCAGCTAACTGCCCAAGAACTTCTGCATCAGTTGAGTCAGCTCCTGTACCTGTTTTCTTACCTGTGGGTGTTAGTCCGATAAAGTCAAATAGAAGAGAACGAAGTTGCATCGTACTGTTTGGGTTGAAGTCCTTACCTTTTGCTATCTCGAACATTTGAACTTCTTTAAATTCGTATAGTTTTTGAACTGCTTTATCAATTTCTTCTTGCATCAGCACCGATGATTTTTCGAGTCGTTCTCTATCGAAGGGAACTCCATTACTCTCTACATCAAGAAGAAACTCTGTAGCAGGAAGAAGAATATCACGATACACACTTCGGAGTTTCGGATTCTCTTCAACTTTGGGTAAGAACTTCTCATAAATAAGAAATGTACAAACTGCATCCATTGCTGCGTATTCTTGCATGATCTCAAAAGGAATCATGTCCCAAGTGAAATCTTGTTTGAGTAAGCCATTACGCTTACGAAAGGCATCTATCCAATCGTACATTGGTTTCTCATAGTCTCCAAAAGGAGTAAACTTGAGAGACAGTTGTTTTAGGCCGTGAGTGCCTGGATTCTCATTTAATGTGTAATGCATTAACATAGTATCTTCAAAGCGAGGAAACTTAAATCCAAAGTGAAAGCGGAAGAAGGCTAAGTCAAATTTACTGTTGTGAAAGATAACTTTCTTTTTATCGAACAGTGTTTGCAATAACTCTTCTGCTTTTTCATCAATACAATTTGTATCAATGTAAGCCCCATGATTTTGTTTATAAGCTAAACTTATACCAATCATATGTCCGTCTCTAGGATATAAACTTGTAGTCTCTGAGTCTAGTCCAATATAATCATTTACATGAAGTATTGCGTCCTCTAAAAACTCATGTAGTTCTTCACTATCTGTAATACCAAAACAATTTTCATTGTCTAGTTTCTCTTGCTTTAGTTCCCCAGAGATAAACTTTACTATGTTATCTCTAGATTCTACCCAAGTCTTTTTAGCCTCAGGTTTAAAAGTAAGCATGGCTGGATTAATCACAGGAAGGAATTTATCTTCAACTATTCTACCAGTATACTCTGTAATAGAGTTTATCTTAGTAAAATGTTTTAAAGGTTCTGATCCTACCAGTATTACCCAGTCATAACTATCGAGGTCAATATTAATATCAACATCTCGTTTCAATACTTTTTTGATTTGCGGGTTCGAGCAGAGAACATAAGAATCAAACTGAATCTTATTTTCAAAAAGCTCAAAGAACTTATTTCTGCTTGGTTTACTTTCTATTAATGCTATTTTTTTCATATTATATATTATACTAAATTTTTGACCTTGTGTCAAGTATTATTTTTTTTCTCCTAGAATGGGTGTTGCAATGTCCTGCCACCTTCTTCGTCTATGAACTATATCCGCGATGGCTGAAGCAGTTACTCCAACTTCTAGAGCCCATGCGTCAAAAAACGCTTGATTACTATTATAATCTTTTCTTTCATTCAACCATGCGTAACATATACATTGAACATCTTCTTCTGTAAGAGTTACTTTAGCATGATAGCTTCTTGCTGCTCTAAGATTTTCACTTTTTGTTACTAACTCTAAATGGTCTGGATTTGCACAAGCACGGTTTGTACAAGTATGATGCACTACCATTCCTTTAGGAGGATTACAGTAGTCTAAATCATTTAATACAAAATGAATATATCTATGCATTTCTACTTTCTTTTTTCCATCTTGAGTAGATGCAGCAGACTGACTTCCTTCTGCTTCCTTATAATGTATATTTCTTCTTCCATATCCATCTATGCCTATTTGTCCTTGATATACAAAGCAACCGTTTTTATCTTCTTCATATACATTTCTAGAAGCCAATCGACTCTTTTTCTGTGAGTAAGTCCGCTCGGCATAGTAGGATTTGTTCTTGTTAATTGATGTTGTCTTTGTTTTTCTTTATATTCCTCACAGTGTAAATTAGGTTTTGATTCTTCATTTTCTGCTTGAGTCATAGGTTTTACATGATGAGGATTAAAACATCTCTTATGGTCAGGACTTTTGTGTTCACATGTGTGTCCTGCCTGTAATCCTTTGGGAAAAGATTTTTCATTATAAATTTCCCAAGATAGTCTGTATATTAAATGTTCCTTTCCTTCATGAAAAATCATGGGACGACCTCTATTTTGTACTACTCCGTCCCATATCCAGCAACCTGAATTACTATCAATATGGGCTTTATTCTCTAGTACCCACTCTAACAATTCTTCTCCACTCATACTTTGTGGTCTGCGAAGTCCTTTTTCTCCAACTCCGCTATATTCGTTTTTAAATGCTTGTTCCATATAAATTTTGTTTTAATTTTTGTACTGCTACCACACTGAGTGCCCCTGCGTCGCC